TGCGGATTGGAGCTCTAATTCTACGGTAGCCGCTGTTAGAGATAATGCGTCTACTAGTGGACAGTTAAAAATAGTAACTGTGACTAACAGAGGTGTTGGTATGGGAACTGCCAGCAGAACTTATACCAAAGTGCCTATCAGAGGAGATGGAACTGGAGCAGAGTGTACTGTTGTAGTCAATAGCAATTCAAAAGTAGAGTCTGTTACAGTTTCTTCTGGTGGTTCTGGATATACATATGGAACTGTTGATCTCGCTGGTGGTGGAGCACCGACTGGAACAACTTCTCCAGTCTTTAACGTAATTATTCCACCGCA